ATTCAAGTGGAAGCTTATATCTCCAAAGGTGCCGAGGCTACTTGGCAAAAAGTTCTTGATGGAACACTTCGTGCCTTTTCAATCGGTGGTCGGATTACAAAGAAAGAAGTCATGGAAGGCAAGATGCATAATGGCAGACCAATTTCTATTATTAAAGAATACGATCTTGGTGAGTTAAGTTTAGTAGATAACCCAGCAAATGCTATGGCAGTAATTGATTTGGTAAAAATGAACAATGTTGGGGATTTGAATTACGCTCTTGATTGCGACTTGGATTGCCAGATTGAAAAAGCAAAACAGCCATTAAAGGATCCAAAGGGTGGATTGACTGCTGCTGGTAGAAGGCACTTTAAACAAACAGAGGGCGCAAACTTAAAGCCAGGTGTTCGTGGAGCCGCCAATACCCCAGAGAAAATGCGCCGCAAAGGTTCTTTCTTAACAAGATTTTTCACCAACCCTTCTGGACCAATGAAGAAGCCAAATGGCGAGCCTAGTCGCTTAGCCCTTTCTGCCGCCGCATGGGGTGAGCCAGTTCCACAGAACTCTTCAGATGCCGCTGCTCTTGCAGCCAAAGGTCGTAGGTTGTTGGAAAGGTATGCCAACACTAAGAAGAAGAGTGTTTCGGAAAATGATTTTGATAACTCCTTACTTGATTCTCTGCTAGACATTATTGAGAGTTCGGGTTATGCAGAATCAATTGAAGAAGATTTTACAATGGCAACTGATAATGTTGATAATGATATTATTGATATGCTCTTGGATGAATTATACGAGGAGATTGTTATGGAAGTAGAAAAATCATGTAATTGTGAAATTAATGTTGATAAGGAATTGCAAAATTTAGAAAAATATGATAGTGTAATCCCTATGGATAATTCTTTGACAGATAACAAGATGTCATTTATTAAGAAGTTTATTAATTGGGTAGGTCCAATTGATAATTTAGGACTAGAAAAGTCCGAGCAGGATACAGAAGCTTCAACAGAAGCGGATGTGATTGTTGAACAAGTGGAGGAACAAGATATGGATATTGAAGTTCTTAAAGAAGCCCTTGGTTCAGTCATTGATCAAAAGCTTACCGACTTCGCAACTTCATTTAAACAAGAAGTAGAAGCGAATGTTGATGCTAAAATTGAGGCTGTAACAAAGAGCGTTGAGGATCAGAAAATTGAATTGGCTGAGAAGTTGGAGACAACTGAGAAAGCCTTAGAGGTTCAAACAGCAAAGGTTGAGGAATTCGCTCAAGCAGGAGCTGTTAAGAAAAGCGTTGACCCAGAAGATGATGAAGATGGTGAGGAGCTTGTTAAGTCCGCACCAAAGTCATTCTGGAGCAATATGTATTTACCACAAGAGTTAATTAGCTCTTTGGGTTATAGGTCATAAGGGAGGATCATCATATGGCAACACAAAATGAAATTTTAGCAAAAGCTAATGAAGTAACAACGGCAGTGGTGAACTCGGGTAGCGGTGTAAGCTCTATCGGTGGTCTCCTTAATGCAGAACAGTCAAATCGTTTTATTGATTTCGTAGTAGATCAATCAACTTTGATGCAAAGTTCAAGAGTTGTGCGCATGCGTACACCTCAGGTTGACATTGACAAGGTGTCAGTCGGTACAAGAATTATGGCAAAAGCAACAGAAGCCAGTGACACTGGTTCAAACGCAGCGGTAACTTTTTCTAAAGTTTCGTTGAACAGCGTAAAGCTTCGTTTGGATTGGGAATTGAGCACAGAGTCGCTTGAGGATAACATTGAGGGTGCTTCGTTAGAAGATCACCTTGCACAAATGATGGCTCGCCAAACAGCAAACGATCTTGACGATCTTTTGATTAATGGTAACACATCATCCAACAATGGTCTTTTGAAGGCTCTTGATGGTTTCAGCAAGTTAGCTCTTGCAGGTGCAACTGTTGTTGATGAAGCAGGAAACAATGTTTCCCGTGCAACCTACGACAGAGTTCTTCGTAACATGCCAAGCAAGTATTTGCAACGCCGTAACGAATTGCGATTCTTCACAGGCTCGGCAGTTGTGCAAGACACATCTTTCAGCTTGCAGAATCCTAACTCGGCAACAGCCGCAACATCTGGAGCAGCAGCCCCAGCATCAACATATGGTGAGCAAGCATTCTTGAATGGTTCAATCCGTGCAAACGGTGGTCCAGGTGCTACTGGAATTTCTCCTTATGGTATTCCATTGGTGGAAATTCCACTCATGCCAGAAACAGTTTCGGGTGACTATTCAGCCGCTGCTGGTTCACATGGTTATGTTGAATTAACATTCCCAAACAATAGAGTTATTGGTATCCACCGTGACATCACCCTCTACCGTCAGTTCCAACCAAAGACTGACACAATTGAGTACACACAGTTTATGCGTGTTGCAAACAACATTGAGAACCTTGAGTCTTATGTTCTTGCAAAGAATGTCAAACTGCGCACTCTTTAATATAAATAATTAATGTAGAAAGGGTGGAGTGTGAGTAATCACCCTCCACCCTCTCTCATGTTATACTGGATATAAGAATCTATAGAATAGGATGGTTTATGGTAAACAGAGATAATGTAGTTACAACTGAAACAGCAGCCCCTCGCAAGAAGGCTCCAGCCAAGAAGGCTGCAGTTAAAAAAGAAGTAATCCCTACTGATGGTGATAATGATGGCTTGGTTGATGACGGAAAAGAAACGGAGCGCCCTGTTGAATTGGCGAACATTTCTAGCGATACTGAATCCCTTGTAATTTATTTTGAAAGTGGAATGGGTTATACAACGGGAACAGGAATTAGGTTTACAAGAGAATCCCCAATGAGGGAAGTCTCTTTTGCGGAAGCAAATTTACTTTTAAGACTTTCTAATTTCAGATTAGCTAATGACGAAGAAAAGGAAATGTATTATAATAACTTGGAGGGCTAATTTATGGCAGGGAATCTTTCAAACTATCTAGAGAACGAATTACTTGATCACTTTCTAGGCACAACCGCATATACTATGCCAACCACTGTTTATGTTGCTTTGTACACAGTTGCTCCAGATGATACAGGCGGTGGAACACAAGTAACTGGCGGTTCGTATGCTAGACAGCCTGCAACTTTTGCTGCTGCATCTAGTGGTGCAACATCCAATAGTGCGAATATTGACTTTACGGGAATGCCTGCGGCTACAACTGTAGCTATTGGTATTTTTGATGCAATTACATCTGGGAACTTACTATTGTGGGGAACCCTTACAACGAACAAAACAACAGATGCTGGGGATACTCTAAGAATCGCAACAGGCGATCTTGATATCAGCATTGACTAGGAGATTAGTATGCTGAGAAGAGAATTTAGCGGTGCGGTCTTGAGGACAACTCTTTCTGCCAACATCAGCAATAGTGCTTCTTCCATCTCAGTTGTTGACGGTTCAACATATCCAAGTGGTGCTAACCCATTTGTAATTGTTTTGGATCGTGGTAACACTTCAGAAGAAAAAGTTTTAATCTCTTCAAGAGCAAGCAATACCCTTACTGTTTCTGAAAGAGGGTATGACGGAACAGTTGCCAATGCTCACATTTCTGGTTCATTTGTAGATCATGTCCTTGATGCAGCTGTTATTCAAGATATGAATACAACGACATATGACAATGAAGTTCTTGTCTGGATGGGGGTATAATATGGCTAATTTAACGCCAAAAAGTTTCTATATTGGTAGTGGTTCTGCTACAGATGCTTATACAACAGCAAATACAGTTGGTAATTATTCAATTATTAAAAACATTAATCTTTGCAATACAACTTCTTCCAATGCTGTATGCAGCATTCACATTCTTGTTGGTGCAGCAACAGCTGCGGCTAATAACAAGGTGGTAAGCAATGTTACTGTATTAGCAAATAATGTTGTGTATTATAATACATCAGTAGTTATACCTGCTAATAGTAAAATCTATGTAGATCAAGTAACAGCTAACGCTGTGACATTTACAATTAGCGGTGTAGAATATGCCTAATCTCAATAAAGATTTAATTAACGATACACTTTCTGTTGATTTAGACAGTACCCAGACACTTTCTAATAAAACTCTTACTACTCCAATTATCAATGGACCAACTATTACTGCTACTGGTCAAACACCAGTTATTCATGGCATCTATCTCCCAGAACCCCATGTGATTTATTTTGAAGGTAGTACAGCTGATGGTTTTGAAACAATCCTAACCGTTGTTGACCCAACAGCCGATAGAACCGTAAGTCTTCCTGATGCGAGCGGAACTGTTGCACTGAGTGGAACTATTGCTCTTGGAACGGACACAACTGGCAACTATGTTGCTACGATTGCTGGAACTGCAGATCAAATAACCGTATCTGGTTCGGGTTCTGAAAGCGCAGCTGTTACGATAAGCTTGCCAGCTAATGTTACCATTTCAAACAATCTTGTAGTAACTGGTGATCTAACTGTTAGTGGCAATACAACTACTCTTAATACCGCCAATCTTAATGTTGAAGATAGTTTTATTCTACTTAATTCTGGTGTAACTGGTTCTCCTACATTAAACTCTGGTCTTGAAGTTGAACGAGGAACTTCTACAAATGTTTTTATTCGCTGGGATGAAACAACAGATAAATGGCAGTTCACTAATGATGGTTCAACATATACTAATATAGGTTCTGCTGGATTAATTAGTTCTGCAACTGCTCCAGTTTCTCCGTCTGCTGGCGACCTTTGGTTTGATACATCTACTGGTGCTTCTTTTATCTACTACAACTCGGCATGGATTGAATTAGGCGGAGGCACACTGTCTCCGTACCAAGCAACTTCTACTACCCGCCCATCATCCCCGTGGACTGGTCAACATGTCTATGAAACAGATACAAGTCTTGAGTATGTTTATGGTGGGTCGGCTTGGCAGCAGGTGTCGGGTGGTACTGCTGTCGGCAACTCAGGCTTGGTGTATGTGAAATCTCAGACGGTCGGCACAGGTGTTTCAAGCGTGACTGTTTCTAATGCGTTTTCTACTACTTACGACAACTATCAAATCCAGTTAAGTGGCGGCGTGGGTAGTGGCGATGCCAACCTTCGGTTGACACTTGGTGCAACGGCAACGGGCTACTATGCTGGTGGCATTTATGTTGGGTACACAGCCTCAACAGTAACGGGTACAAATACAAACAATGGTGCATTTATAGACATCGGATATGGCAGTACAAATGCTTTGTCGGGCAGAGGCGAAATAGAAAGTCCGTTTCTTACTAAGCGAACAGTCTTTAGAACAAACCCTATTAGCACATCTACCA